GTGGGCAGAATCGTTGGCGTCCTGCTTTCTATGAGGAATGGGTAGCCAGAAGTGCGCTACTGAGCGAAGGGAGCGAACTAACCGGAACCGCCGGATAGTTGCGCTATCGCGGCGACATAAGGCTGCAAGCCAACTGGACGCTAGGCATAGGCTGAACGCATGCCAGCACGCATACCAAGCCACAGGCCGCCCAGGCTTTACGGTGCGGCCATCAGCGAGGCCAGGCCGAACGCCAACGCTCGTGGGTATTGCTCGGTCGCTCACAGGAAGTGGCGGCAGGCTGTGCTCGTGCGTGATGCGTTCGCATGCGTGTCCTGCGGAAAGATTGACCAACGCAATCACGCTGACCACATCGTGCCATTGATGCATGGCACGGATCGCTGCATGGACGGCAGAAGCCGCTACGACGTGGCAGGAGGCCAGTGCCTTTGTGCCGCATGTCACACCCGAAAGACTGCTCGAGAGTCTTCCTAAGCGAACTGGTGAGCCAGGGGAGGGTGCCTGCGATCATGGCAGCCCCCATTGAGCTATACCAGCCGTTGCGAAACGCACATGTGGCCGAAATTGGTGCCCCCTAGCGGCTGGCGTTCCGCCTGCCGCCTTCGCCGCGCGACTAAGTGTGTCTGAGCCTCTGCTAATTCGCGCCCTAACGGCGGCCCGTGGCGCGTGTTTGCGGGCATCGTGGGCTGTTCACTCTGCGTGCGTTTCGAGCCTGTTTTTTAGGCACGAAATCCACTTCACGACCCATTGAAAAACGGTCGATGGTCGGCGTATGTTTGTCGCTCAACGGAGGTGCGTCATGGTGACTGCGTGCGGTTGTGTTGATGCTGATTTGCTCGCGCTGCTTGGTCACGGCGCGGCGTGCGTGCGCGTGTCGAAGCGTGGCAAGATTCCGCTCGGTCAGGCGTGGCACACGATGGCAACCACCGTTGCCGACGTGATCGCGGAGTGGCTTGCCGGTGGCTACAACGTCGGCCTGTTGCTCGGCCACGGCGGGCTCGTCGATGTCGAGTTCGACGACGCCGATGGCCGCGCGATGCTCGAGCGGCTTGGCCTCGCCAATGCCGCAACGCCGACCTACACCAGCGGACGCGGCGAGCACCGCATCTTCCGCCTGGTTGATGACCTGCCCGCATGCGGATGGCGAAAGCGCGGCGGGATTGAGGTGCGGTATGGCGGCAAGCCCGCACAGTCGGTGCTGCCGCCGTCGCGGCATCCCGATGGCAACGTCTACCGCTGGACGATCTCGCCGCAGGATTGTGCCCCGGCGGCGGTTCGCCTGTCCGATCTTTCCCTGGAGGTGCTGTGATGGCCGTGCTGCTGGCAAAGACGTGGGCCGGTTCCGATCCGGCCGGGTGGTGGATGAGCGAGAAGCTCGACGGCGTGCGGGCGGTGTGGGATTGCCGCACGCTAACGACACGCACGGGCCAGCAGATTCACGCCCCGCAGTGGTTCCTTGATGCGATGCCGTCTGGCGAGCCGCTAGATGGCGAACTGTGGATAGGTCGCGGTCAGTTCCAGCAGACGGTTGGCGTCGTGCGGTCGCACGGTGGCGGCGATGCGTGGCGGCCCATCCGCTTCGCGGCGTTTGATGCACCGATGGCCCTCGGCGGGTTTGAGGATCGGCAGGCGGCGCTCATTGAATCGGTGGGCGCTGGTGGCCCGGTCTTCGCCCTGCCGCAGCGGCGGTGCGAAGGCCACGGCCACATGCTCGAAGAACTCGCCCGCGTGGAGGCCGAGGGCGGCGAGGGTCTCATGCTCCGCGAGCCGGGCAGCCGCTACGAGCGGAAGCGCAGCGGCACGCTCCTGAAGGTGAAGACGTTTCAGGATGCCGAGGCCACGGTGGTCGGCTATGAGTCGGGCACGGGTCGCAACGCCTACTGCGTCGGTGCCCTGGTGGCCCAACTGCAAGACGGTACGGAGTTTCGCATATCGTCAGGGCTGACGGACGCGCTGCGGCGCGATCCGCCGAAGGTTGGCACGCTGGTTACGTTCAAGTTTCAGGAACTCACTGACGGCGGCGTGCCGCGTTTCCCGTCGTTCCTCCGAGTGGCGTAATGGGCAAGGGCAGGAAGCCAACCCCGAAAGCAATCCTGAGCCTGCGAGGCTCCCGCGTGCGAGGCCCGCACAAGAGCGGCATCGACGCGCCGCCCGGCATTCCCGAGCCGCCGTCGTATCTCTGCGAGATCGGGCGGGCCGAGTGGGCGCGGATCGTGCCCATGCTTGAGGCGTCGAAGGTGATGAGCCTGCGGCACCAGCACACGCTAGCGGCCTACTGCGATGCCCTGGCCGATATGGTCAAGGCCGAGACGGAGTTGAAGCAGCACGGGGCCACGTTCATGGACGACAAGGGTAGGGTGATGAATCACCCAGCGTGGTATCGGAAGAAGGACGCCCGGCTGCACATGCTCCGGTTTGCGGAGCAGTTCGGCCTCACGGCGTCGGCCCTGGCGAGAGTGAGCGCCGTTGACCAAGCCCCGGCGGAAACCGACGAAGACCGGCTCATGTTCGGCTGAATGCACCTGCTCGGGGTGCATGGCCGTCAGGTTCTTTCACAAGTACCTGACGCACGCCAAGGGCGAGCTCGGCGGCAAGCCGTTCGTGCTGGAGCCTTGGCAGCAGGACTATGTGCGGCGGCTGTTCCACACCGAGAACGGCACCCGCACGGTGCGGACGAGTTTGCTGGCGATTCCGCGCAAGAACGGAAAGTCGTCGCTGTGTGCTGGGATCGCCTTGAAGCTCCTGCTGGAGAACGAGCCAGGGGCCGAGGTCTACTCGTGCGCCGCCGACCGTGACCAGGCCCGGCTTGTGTTTGAGATGGCGAAGGTGTGCGTGGAGCAGAGCCCCGCCCTGCGGTCTCGCCTAAAGGTCTACCGCAACTCCATCGTGCGCGAAGAGACGCACAGCACCTACAAGGCGTTGTCGGCCGAAGCGTTCACGAAGCACGGCCTGAACGCTCACGGCGTGATCTTCGACGAACTCCATGCCCAGCCGGGGCGCGAGCTGGTCGATGTCATGGCCACGAGCATGGGCGCGAGACGGCAGCCGCTGCTCGTCTACATCACGACGGCGGGCCACGACCGCAAGAGCGTCTGCTGGGAAATCTGGAAATACGCCGAGGCAGTAGCGTCTGGTGCCATCAAAGACGACACCTTCCTGCCTGCGATCTACTGTGCCGATCCGGCCGCAGATTGGAAGGACGAAAAGACCTGGGCCGCTGCTAATCCGAACTTGGGCGTGTCGATCAAGACCGACTTCCTGCGAAGCGAATGCCAGCGGGCGATTGAGGTGCCCGCCTACGAGAACACATTCAAGCAGCTTTATTTGAACTGCTGGACGGAGCAGGATACGCGCTGGATCAGCATGCAGAACTGGGCGAAGGGCAACAGTCCCTGCCCCGTCGATCTCACGGGCCGTGAGTGTTTCGCCGGGCTCGACCTTGCCACTACCTTCGACACCACGGCGTTCGTCCTGCTGTTCCCGCTGGACGATGGCACCTTCTGGGTTCAGCCTCACTTCTGGATACCAGAGGAGAACCTTCAGCAGCGGGTCCGCCGCGACAAGGTGCCGTATGACGTGTGGCAGCGGAAGGGACTGCTGAACGTGACGCAGGGCAACGTCACCGACTACTCGCAGGTGCGGAACGACATCCTGGCTCTGGCGAAGAAGTACACGATTCGCCACATAGCCGTGGATAGATGGAACTCGACGCACCTCACGCAGCTACTGCAAGAGGATGGTCTGCCGGTCGTAGGCTTTGGGCAGGGCTACGGCTCCATGTCTGCGCCTGCTCGCCAGATTGAGGCGTGGATCGTCGGCGGCTTTTTGCTGCACGGCGGCCACGAGGTGCTGACGTGGCAGGCCGGAAACGTCGCCATCCAAACAGACGGGCAAAACATCAAGCCGAGTAAGCAGCGAAGCCACGAACGCATCGACGGAATGGTGGCCTTGACGATGGCCGCAGGGATGCACGCGACGGCATCCACCCAACAGTCGAACTGGGACATCATCAGCATATGAGCGAAAACGCCGCCGACTTCAGGATGTTCGACCTGCGTGGCATCGACTGGCCCGAGGTTTCGTCGAGCCGCACACCCTCGGGCATCCGCGTCAACGCCGACAACTCGATGGCCTGCTCGGCCTACACGGCCTGCATCCGCGTGATCTCGGATGCGGTATCGGCCCTGCCGCTCCACGTCTACGAGCGGATGGCGAACGGCGGCAAGGCGAAGGCCACGGCCCACCCCGTGTATCGCCTGCTTCATCAGCAGCCGAACCCCTGGCAGACGGCGCAGGAGTTCCGCGATTGGATGACCGGCATGTACCTGCACTACGGTGCGTCCTACGCCGAGATCCGCCCTGGTGCTCGCGGTGCCGTCTCGGAACTGTGGCCGCTGCACTCCAGCCGCATGGAAGTCGAGCGGCTGGAGAACGGCCGCCTGCGGTACATCTACCGCGAGCCAAACGGCCGCCAGACGACCTACTCGCAGGAGCAGATCTTTGCCCTGCGGTTCACGACGGAAGACGGGATTCGGGCGATCCCCACGTACAAGATTTTCCAGAACGCGATCGGGCTGGCCCAAGCGTTGGAGGCCCACGGCAGCACCTACTTCGGCAACGGTGCCCGGCCCGGCATCGTGCTGGAGTCTGATAACCCGATCCCGGTCGAGGCGGCCGAGCGGCTCCGCGAGCAGTGGGAGCGGATGCACCGAGGCGCAGATCGTGCGTTCCGCACGGCGGTCCTGCCCAACGGCGTGAAGGCCCACGAGCTCAGCGGCTCAAACGAGGCGGCCCAGTTCCTTGAGACGCGGCAGTACCAGGTTATTGAGATTTGCCGAGCGTTCCGCGTGCCGCCCCACATGATTCAGGATCTCACCAGGAGCAGTTTCAATAATATCGA